ATCATCCCTCTTCCATTGCTCACTTGGCGTACAGCGAGAGAACCTATCTTCCTCTATCTCTTCCAAGTCATAGCGAAGGGCGGCTTGTTGATGCGCTTCAATTCTATGCTCGACATACTCAATGCGCTGACGATCAGGCCAGATTGGGATATCGACTATCGCCACAGGTGCTTGTGGGTAGTCTGATTTGTATGTCGCATCTCGCTTATTCCAATCTCTCAACACAGCACAAATCTGCAATCGCCTGACCTTCAGACCTTTAGCCCTCTGCACTAGGAGCGCATACATATTTAGTTGCCGCTCCCATTCAATTTTGCCATGAATAACTGACCAGACACTGGTAACTTTGTAGTCGGAAATGTCAACGTGGTTACCATCAATCTTCTGATGATCAATAGCACCGGAAAGAACCCAGCCGTCTATCTCTGTGTTGATACGCTCTTCTAAGACAACGTCATCTTCTTTTGATGTCTCAAGGATGTGGTGAACGGCTGTACCAAACAGAGGCCAAATCATGTCAGTTACATCAATGCTTCTATCTGAAGCATAGTGCTGACGCATGAGATTTACCCTTGGACTATCGATAAGCGTGGTCACGCTAATATCAGCATCCCCTTTACTATATTTGTCATTTCTGGCAAAGTCTAAAAAAGGTTGCGGTAGTCCGAAGTTGTTGGTTATTTCCATAGTCGTCTCCTTCCTCTGCCGTTATCCCATATAGGCAAATAGATGTCAATAATTAAAATAGGCACTTAAATGTCGAGAAAAAAACATGAATTTGTTGTTGGCGGTGAGCCAGCATCAAAGGCAAACAGTAGGAAGATTGTGTTGATACGGGGCAGACCAGCATCAATAAAATCTGACAAAGCGAGAAAGTATGCGAAGTCATTTAAAGAACAGGTTGTACCACTCGATGATTTGTTTACTGGGGATGTTTGTGTGGAAATGGCGATCTACTATGCCAGCCGCAGACCAGACCTTGATGAGAGCCTCATTCTGGATTTGATGCAGGGGGTGATCTACGCAAATGATCGACAGGTTAAGCGGAAAAATATATATTGGGGGCTTGATAGAGAAAACCCAAGAACACTTATCAGAGTGTCATCTTTGGAGGGCGGTGATATCCCAAGCGATATCCGATGCATATCTTGACGATCCCAAACACAAGCAAGCTGTTATCGAATGGATAGACAGCGAAGACTTTGTCACTGTCTGTGACTTTGCTGGTGTCGCTACCCCACAAATGAGATCTAATATTCGTAGTATCCTACAATCTAAACCAGCCATTGCCCGATACAAGGGAAGAAAATTAAAAGATTTAATCGACAAGAAGTACTAACTAGTAAACTAGTATAGATATATATAAATATATAACTAGTTAGATAAACTAGTTACTTTGTTGCCCCTCTAATTCCATCTTGTAAAAACCAGATTGACAGAAATATTCCTGCGGCATATCTTGGGTGTGTCGTGGAGAAATATTATGCAAGAGAACACTGTAATCCGTGGTGCGGCATACCGACTTGGTAATGGGCAACACAAAATCATCTGTCCTTTCTGTTCACATACGCGCAAAAAGGTCAATCAAAACCAGAGAACTCTATCCCTCAAGATAGATGGCAGTGACATCTTGTATAACTGCTGGCACTGCGATGAGAACGGTATTGTGCCGTTTGAAGAGAAGCAGATACCAATCAAGAGGGGAGCAAAGATGGCGTTGGCTGTAAAGCATGATTATGTTGATTTAAGCGAGAACACAATCGGATGGCTAAAAAAGCGTGGCATATCCGAAGAGACTGCTAGAAACGCAGGAATACAAACCAAAAGACACTTCATAAACAGTTTGCAAAAAGAAGTTGAGTGCGTGGTATTTCCATACACCAACAAGGGGAAGACCTATGCGGCGAAGATCCGCGCCTTAGAAGATAAGGGCTTCTCTTGTAACGGAGCGCCAGCCAACTTTTTCAACTTTGACAATCTTGATCCGACAGATGATATTTTCATTGTCGAAGGCGAGATGGATGCCCTTTCATTTATCGAAGCTGGGTTTGAGAACGTGGTAAGCGTACCAAATGGCGCGGTGATGAAGGTTGTTGATGGCAAGATTGACCCACAAGAGGACAATAAGTTCCGCTTCCTATGGGATGCCAAAGATAAGCTAGAGCAAGCACCCAAAGTAATCCTCGCCACCGATAATGATGAAGCTGGTAAAGCTATGAGCGAAGAGATTGCCAGACGTATCGGCAAGGATAAATGCTGGGTTGTTGAGTTCCCCAAAGGTGTAAAAGATGCCAACGATTTGTTGGTCAAGAAGGGACGGAATGCCTTTGAAAAAGTTATCGCGGAATGTTCGCCATATCCTGTGTCAGGTTTGTATGAGCCTGACCATTTCTTTGACAAGCTAGACACGCTTTACGAAAAGGGAATGGGAAGGGGTGCGTCAACTGGCTATGCAAATGTGGATGAGTTCTATTCGATTGTAGAAGGTCAACTTACCGTGGTGACAGGTCATCCGTCATCAGGCAAGTCAGAGTTCGTTGACCAGATAATGATTAACCTTGCAGAAGAGCGCGGCTGGAAGTTTGCTGTTTGTTCTTTTGAAAATGACCCACCACTGCATATCGCCAAGCTTATATCCAAACGTATGCGTAAGCCGTTCTTTGCGGGACACACGCCCAGACTTTCGCAGGAAGAGTTATCTGAGGGCAAACGATTTGTGAAAAATCATTTCTCATTTCTGTATCAGAACGATGGCGCTATGGCTACCGTGGATGGCATCATTGAACGCCTCAAGATTGCGGTGATGCGTCAGGGTGTGAGGGGCGCTGTAATTGACCCATACAATTACATTCAACAGGACAAGGGTGACCAGAGCGAAACAGGCTGGATATCTGATATGCTGACAAAGCTACGAGTGTTCGCCATGAGTCACGATTTGCATTTATGGTTTGTAGCGCACCCGACTAAAATGTTGCGCGGTGTTGATGGTAAGGTTCCGCCGCCAAAGGGGTACGACATCTCTGGATCTGCCGCATGGTTTGCCAAAGCAGATGTCGGCATCACAGTCCATCGTCCCGATCCAGTGGCATCTGCCATGTCTGAAATCCATGTATGGAAGTGCCGTTTCAACTGGGTTGGAAAGCAGGGCGTGGCAGAACTGTACTTTGACCCAGTTGCCATGACATATTCCATGACCAACGACAAGGATAGCTTCCCAGAAAAGCCTATGGCTCTCTGTGACGCGCCATTCTAATGTCTGAGGGGTCAACTACCAGAAAAGGGGCAAGGCTCCTGACAGAGGCTGTAGAGGCCATTAACGAGAGGGGCGAAGATTACGGCACTCCGCTTGAGAACTTTACTCGCATAGCCCAGTTGTGGTCTGTAGTTTTGGGGATTGAAGTCCAGCCGCATGAGGTGGGATTGTGTATGGATTTGGTAAAAACAGCCAGATTAGTCGAAACTCCCGACCATTACGATAGCTGGAAGGACAAGGCTGGATATGCGGCGGCATCTATAGAATGTTTTGATGTTGATTAAATTTGTAGGATGGTATAAATAGAAAGGGAACAGGAAAGTTGTTCCCTTCCACGACAAAGGGGCTGGCGTAAAAACCAGCCCCTTAATCTATTTTGGCATGATAATTGCAGTTACAAAGAGAACTTTATAGGAAAGGTGTCATCAAGGCCGACCTTCATATCAGACATTTTTGATGCCTTTCCTTCTAAGTAATTCTGCCATGTGCGAGCAAGCATGATTGCATACATATGGGTTGTAATGCGAGCAAACCTGTCCATCCGTAAGCGATTGATGGTGCTTAACAACAAACGAACAGGTGAACGCACACCAGTGCCATACCCAGAAATCAAGTCATCCATGAAAGCCTTAACCTTTTCTGAGTGACCCTGCTTCCAAGCAAAGTACATCAAAGCGGTTAAGTGAGCCGTGGGGTATCCAGTGTTTTTATTCACTGCCTTTGCTTTCTTGATGCACAACTCAAGAACCGNTTTATCGATGCGTGTCTCATACAATTCACGCATCTCAAACAAGTCCATGTGATAATTACGAGCATCACTCCTNCTTAGTGACCACGACACTAACATACGCAAACCCATACCAGTTTCGCGAGGGTAATTNANACCCATCTTGGTAAACAGGTCTGTATTATTACGCNTCTTTCCCACATCAATGTGAACGTGACTATCTGGGTCAACGCCAAAAACCACATGGCTCATAAATGGCGTGTTCGCCTTTACACAAGCCGACAAGCGGTTCTGACCATCGATAAGAATGCCGTCCTTAGAGAACAGCAAAGGCACTCCAGTAAGCGACCAGTTGTCAACCGACATACTTTTTGCATAGCGCCTTACATTATCCCTCTTTTTCGAGCGATTACCGATGTTGTGATTTTCCAAAATATATGCGGCAAGTTCTGGTGAGAACTCAACTACACGGCTATTCTGGGGTGGATTGGCAATCAATGAGGATAAATTATCTTTCTGCTCAT